AAACGTAAGATGCAGAAGCGTATGGAAGAACTTGGTTATTAAGAGGTGAATCATGGCACGGCGTGCTAAAGTGGAGACTGACTCAACACTACCTAAAACTCGTAAAAGACGTAAACCAATGACGCCTGAACAGAAGGCGGCTGCGGCTGAACGTCTTGCACTTGCACGAGAGAAACGTGCCAAAGCAAACCCACCAAAATATACAAACATCCACCATACTGTGGTTGCTCTTGATGAAGAGCATATCATGTCTATGAAGAATGTTCAACGATGGATTAAGACACAGAAAGAATTGTTGTCTGTCGCAAAACATGATTTAAGACGTAAGGTGAAGGGCGCAGAATCTCGTGTTGCTTCTCACGAAGGATACATTCGCAATCTTCATAGGTATCTTAGGGATGGTGATTACTGTGATAGTTTCTATGGTGAACACCAACAACATAGATGTAAGATGGTTTGCAGAGTTATGGCATATCACCCAGACGGCACACCAAAGAGAAGTGTAGGTATCTGGTATCCAGATATTGGTTGTACTTGGACAAGGGAAATGGCAAATGAGTGAGAACGATAACAAGATTATACAGTTTCCTCTAAAACTAAAAGTGAATGAAAAGGTAGTTAAAATTACTGACCATGCAATTAAGTTGCATACCGACTTGAAAGTTGCAGAACACTTGACTGAAGGTTTGGTTGTCAATATGATTCACAATATGAGTGAGAATGATATAGACACAGACAACCCAGATTTCATTAGAGATGTTGGATTTTTGATTGAAGTGGTAAAGTCTGTAATTTATAGAGATATGGGAATCAAACATCCTATGCAGCAGATGATAGAGTTGTTTGTAAATTCAGAATACGATGATACCCAAGGCCTGTACACAGAATTTGATATGGGTACAATGGAAGAAGTCGTAAAGGATCTGCTAGGAGAAGAAGAGTAAATTATGATATTGATTGATATGAATCAGGTATGTATCAGTAATCTAATGATACAGATAGGTTCAAAAAGACAAAACGATGTAGATGAAAATCTGGTGAGACACATGGTACTAAACTCATTGAGAATGTACCGCTCTAGATTTTATGAAGAGTATGGTGAACTTGTACTTTGTTATGATAGCAAAAAGTATTGGAGAAGAGAATACTTTCCCAACTACAAATCCAATCGCAAGAAGGACAGAGAAAAGTCAGGCTTGGATTGGAACTTGATATTTGAAACGCTGAATAATATTCGTGATGAGATTCGTGACAACTTTCCATACAAGGTTCTAGATGTAGAAGGTGCAGAGGCAGATGATTGTATCGCTACTGTAGTTGATTACATCTCAAAGACTCCAACTTCCTTTGAAAAGGTTCTTATCTTATCTGGTGACAAAGATTTCATTCAGTTGCAAAAACACAACTTTGTAAAACAATTCTCACCTGTATTAAAGAAGTTTGTGAACGGCCAAGACCCTCACCTATATATTAGAGAACATATATTGAAGGGAGACAGAAGTGACGGTGTACCAAACTTCCTGTCTGCTGACGATACATTTGTAAACGAGTTGCGGCAGAAACCACTGGCCAAGAAAAAAATAGACACATGGGTTGAACTTGACCCATCAGACTTTTGTACAGAGGAGATGTTGAGAAACTATCAACGCAACAAAACATTAATTGATTTGGAGTGCATTCCAAGTGAGTTGAAAGAGAAAATTTTAATTAGTTATCTGAAGCCTGCGATTGGTGACAGATCAAAACTACTAAATTATTTTATACAAAAGAGATTGAAAAATCTCATGGATGATATTGGAGACTTTTAATATGAGTAGAACACATACACTACTTCTTTCTGAAATACTAAAGAAAGTACATAACGCAAAAACTAAAGAAAAGAAGATTTCTATCCTAAGAGAGAACGACAGTGACCCTCTTAGAATGGTTATTAAATCTTCTTTCGATCCTAACATCGAATGGGTATTCCCAGAAGGTGAAGTTCCTTACAAAAAGAACGATGTTCCAGAGGGAACAGAACATACCGTTCTGAGAAAAGAATGTAGAAAACTGTTTAGATTCATCAAAGGGGGTGACAACACCATACCACAGTTTCGCAAAGAAAATCTTTTCATTCAAATGTTGGAAGGGTTACACGAATCTGAGGCTCAACTCATTATTGATGCCAAGGATAAAAAACTGCATCAGGTATACAAGGGATTGTCTGCCGTTGTAGTCAAAGAAGCATTTGGTTGGAATGACCAATATATCAAGGAAAACTAAGATGAAAGAAAATTACGAACATTGTTTGGAAATGATTCTGCATCACGAGGGCGGTTATGTAAACCACCCAAAAGATCCAGGCGGCGAAACCAATCTTGGGGTTACTAAGAGGGTTTATGAAGAACATGGTGGCGAGAAAGACATGAAAGACCTAACGGTTGAAGATGTTGCCCCCATCTACAAGAAGTCTTATTGGGATCGTGTGAAAGGCGATGATTTGCCTGTTGGACTTGACCTTTGTGTTTTTGATTTTGGCGTCAATGCTGGTACTGGACGGGCAGCAAAGTATCTACAGAGAATGATTGGTACTACTGTTGATGGTGGTATTGGCCCAAATACCTTGAAGGCAGTTTATGCTTTCGTAGAGAATGAAGGTCTTGAATATGCCATCGACACATATCAATCGAACCGTCAGGCGTACTATGAGAAACTATCTACCTTTGATACATTCGGTAAAGGTTGGACTCGTAGGGTTGTAGAAACTACATCTTCTGCACATAAACTTGTGAAAAACTCTTGACTAATCCAAGATAATTTAGTACTATAATAACTGTTGGGGGTTGTTGAAACTCCTCTCTCTCTCAAAATCTCTCACTTCCCCCAACAGCCCCCATTTATTTGGGGGTTTTTTTAGCAAAAGTGCTTGACATTTGTTCTAAAAACAAGTATGATCTATATAGAAAGTGAGGGATTCGTATGATATGTATTGGTGTGAAGGGTGCAAGAGGTAGAAAGGCTGCGTTAATTGAAGATGCAGTGGTTTTTGCATTTCGGTGTTTGATGCCTAGAGTTCGCAAAGAAGTCGATATAGAGGTGATTTGTAGACGCCTGAAGGGTGTTGAGGGGTACGAACTTGAAACAGGTGATAGAGAGTTCCAGATTGATATACACAACAAACTGAAGGGTGATGACCTTTTGACTTGTATCTTCCATGAGGTTACTCATGTAGTACAGGACTTGAGAGGCACTAGGACTGAAGAGATGGAAAAGTTACCATACCTTGAGCGTCCTTATGAGATTGAGGCTTATGAACAACAAGAAATAATTCTCAAAAAGTGGTTGGCAAATGTTTAATCAAGAAATAAGAAATAGAATCAAGTTGTCTGTTGCTGCCTATGCCTATGAGTTTCTAGGTGACAGTATTATGACAGATCATCAATATGATGAATTGAGTTTGGAGATAAATCCAAAAGAAGAAACTGGTAATGAAAAGATGGATAGGTTTTTCAAGACACAGTTTGAACCATGTACAGGAATGTGGATTAGAAAACATCCAGAGATTAAAAGGCTAGATTACCTGTACAAAAAATATTATAAAACTACTTGACAAACTGTTGACTGTTTGTTACAATAACTATGTAGAGTCAGAAAAGGAAATATATTATGGGTAAATTAAAAGGTTACATTATGGATATCGAAGAGGATGTCTATGCAGTTGAAGGCTTAGAAGAAAAGATTACTGAGTCTGAGGATATTTCAGAGGTGCAAACTTTTGTAGTTGATGCACTTGGTTTGAAAACTTCATTTGACATTGAGATTGCCAAGGATGCAGTCTCCACTATGTGGAATGAAAGTTGGGCATAAAGTTTAGTCCATTGTTGATTGTGCTTGCATTATCTGGTTGTGTATCTACACCAGAGTTGGTTATAGAACTTTACCAGAGTTGCAAGTACAGAAATGATTGTATTGGTGATAGAATAGGAGAAATGTTAAATGTTGGGTAAAACTACAACAGCTCTTCTTATCG